ATGCAGCCCTCGACGCTGGACATCCTTGATGAGATGTCCAACAGCCCTACTTGGATTAGCAACGAAGAGAAGAGCCTCTTTAAAGATGCTCGACTCATACATTGTTTCACCCAAGAAGAAGCTTGAGGGAACGAGCGATTTACACTGCTCGTCGAAAGCATCGGCGATAGGCGCCCAGTCCACAGAAGCAAACGTAGTTTCTTCGTCATGAGACGTAGGAAGATTTTCGAGAATGGAATCTCGAATATAGTCCGGTCCATACTTGAAACTAAGAAAAGCTAGTGGACTGCAGGTATGGGTAATCGTAGTCGCAGCACTACAGTCAGCGGTTGAGGTGTCATTAGAGTATACGAAGGTAATATTATCCTGTTCAGGGATTTTACTACCGCCTTCGCCTTTAAAAGGGCTAAGCGCTACCTTAGTATGCATAACTTCCTTGACAGGAAGAGGTGCAATACCGCGTAGTCGTGCCTTAATATGACTCCTCAATTTAAAGCTTCCTTTAACGTAGTAGTCGTACATCACACCTCTTGAATAACGGACAGGCGCAACACGCGTAAACGGAATTTCTAATCTTGACTCGAAAGGGCCAGGACAGAACTCCGTTATACGACGTTTATATTGCACATATTCCGCGATCCAATTGTGTGTGATGGGATCATACTGCGTGTAGGAGCGAGCGCGATTTGTAGTCACGGGCTATCCTTTCCGAAACAGTCTTATACTCAGGATTACTTCACGAAGAAGTACTCCTATGTTGACAACGAATGTCAAGATTTTGCGGACGGTTTGTTTCTTCATCAGGGGAGAGCCTTTTCCACCGTGAGGTGGACGTAGATCTCGTCGAGAGAAGGACAAACCAAAGAATCCGCAGAAGACTTGAGCACTGCCGCCGACGTCGCTATTTTCGGGATAAATCCCGGCTTTTGCGTACCGAAGGCGCTAGGAACGTAGGTATACCCAGATTGGTGCCCTGCTTGGTAGCTCACATAGGTTACAGATAACTGCAACTTATGGAGTATAGCGGTGATCTTGACAATATTCGCTTTCGCGAGATCAAGATCCCGCTCCAGCACAGCACGTGATTTAGGCAAAACTACCTCCTAAGTGATCAACATATGAGATATCTGATCCGCATCCCCTTAGCGGGGGTAACGAACGGGCGGTATACCGCACTGATCAGATCATAAGACGAAGGACGAGGGACCTTTC